GAGCAATTGCGAATATTAAGAAGAGTGATTTAGGTGCAACATATCCATACACAACATTAAGCGTAACACCAAGATAAAGGAAAAATCATGGCAGAAATGAGTAACTTTTTAGAGAACGCACTTATAAATGCAACTCTACGTAATACAACATATACATCAGTCGCAACAGTCTATGTATCACTATGGACTTCAGACCCTACAGACGCAGGTAGTGGTACAGAAGTAAGTACATCTGGCACAAGTTATGCCAGAACAGCAGTTACATTTGGAGCACCTTCAGGTGGTGCATCTACAAACTCTGCTGACGTTACCTTCCCAACAGCAACAGCTTCATGGGGAACAGTAGGTTGGATTGGTATTAATGATGCAGCAACATCAGGAAATCTTTTATACCATACAGCTTTGGATACAGCTAAAGCTATTGACTCTGGCGATATTTTTAAGATTTCAACAGGTAACCTTTCAGTTACATTAGCGTAAGGATAAATCATGGCTCTAGTCGTTAAAGATAGGGTAAGAGAAACCACTACGACCACAGGCACAGGCACAATTACATTAGGTGGTGCTGCTACAGGCTTTCAATCATTCTCTGTTATTGGTGATAGTAATACTACGTTCTATACCATACAGTTATCTAATACAAATGAGTGGGAAGTAGGTATTGGTACATACACGTCTTCAGGCACTACTTTATCTCGTGACACTATACTAGAGTCTAGCAATAGTGGAAGTGCAGTTAATTTTAGTGCAGGTTCTAAAGATGTCTTTGTTACTTACCCTGCAGAAAAAGCAATTTATGTAGGTAATTTACCTACTAAAATGGTAGTCACAAAAAGAGATACAACTACTGCTGACGTTGCTTTAGCTAATGGTTATTTACCTGTATTAAACAGAAGTGGCTCAACAATTAATGTTACAGTAAGTTAAGGAAAATTATGGCAACTCGTTATGGATTAGTGCTTAATGGCACAACAATACAAGAATTACAGTCAGGCGATACTATTATTGGCTTAACTTCTAGTGCAGCACTTCAAAAAGGTGATGGCTCTACTGGACTTACTGCAGCTTCTGCTGGTACAGACTATGTAGCTCCAGCAACTGCAACTTCATTCACAGCTACTCAAACATTTACAGGCTCAACAACAGCTATCGGTGCAGTATTCCAAGATGCAGCAGAAGTTACAACAATTTCAGCTACTGCAGCTACAGGCACTATTAACTATGATGTTACAACTCAATCAGTTTTATACTATACAACATCTGCTTCAGCCAATTGGACAGTTAATGTAAGAGGTAATGGCACAACATCTTTAGATACTTTAATGTCTACAGGTCAAGCTCTTACAGTAGTGTTTTTAGTGACACAAGGTGCAACAGCATATTATAATAATGCTTTCACAATTGATGGTTCATCTGTAACTCCTAAATATCAAGGTGGCACAGCATGGACAAGTGGGAATGCTTCAGGAATTGATGCTTACTCATATACAATAGTTAAAACAGGTTCAGCAGCTTTCACAGTATTTGCAGCTCAAACACAATTCAAATAGGAATTAGTTAATGTCACTATTGTCAAGACTAGCTGTTCAAGCCGCAAGAGCTTATGGTGTTCTATCATCTAAAGGTACTAATGTATCTGCTTCATATCTTGTTGTAGCTGGTGGTGGCTCTGGAGGTGCAGCAGGTGGAACAGGTGGTGGCGGTGGAGGTGCAGGCGGTTATTTAACATCTACAGCAACACTATCATTACTTACTACTTATACAGTTACTGTTGGAGCAGGTGGAGCTGGTGTTGCAGCTAATTCAAACAATGGTTCTAATTCATCTTTAAGTGGAACAGGTCTTACCACAATTACTTCTACCGGTGGCGGTGGTGGTGGTGTTCGTTCTGTAAAAAATGGTTCTAATGGTGGTTCAGGTGGTGGTGGTTCATCTTTTCAATCTCCAACAGGTATAACTGGTGGTACAGGAACTTCTGGGCAAGGTAATAATGGTGGTAATGGTACATCTGGAAATGTTAATGCTTCTGGCGGTGGTGGTGGAGCTAGTGCTGTTGGTCAAAGTGGTTCAAATGCAGCAGGCAATGGTGGTGCAGGAACTGCATCTAGCATTTCAGGCTCTAGTGTAACTTATGCTGGTGGTGGTGGCGGTGCGTCTGAAACTAATTTAGGTGGCGGTGGTGCAGGTGGTTCAGGTGGTGGAGGTAGTGGAACTTTATCTACAGGAAATGCTGGTACTGCAAATTTAGGCGGTGGCGGTGGTGGTGCTGGAGGGGGTGGTGCTGCTTTAGGCGGTTCAGGCGGTTCAGGCGTAGTCATCATATCTTACACATCTGCTACTCCTTTATTTATAGGCGGCACAGTTACTACTTCAGGTGGTAATCAAATTCATACATTCACAGCTTCAGGTTCATTAGTCCCTGCTACAGCAGTAGAAGCTAGTTATTTAGTAGTAGCTGGTGGAGGTGCTGGTGGTAGAAATACATCAGGTGGAGGTAACTTTGGCGGTGGTGGTGCTGGTGGTTTTAGAACAGGCTCTACTACACTTTATTATCCTGCTACATATACTGTAACAGTTGGTGGTGGTGGCACAGGTTCAACAGGAGCTAACTATGGTGCTAATGGTAATGACTCTATTGTATCTGGAACAGGCATATCTTCTGTAACATCTACAGGCGGTGGTGGCGGTGGTGGTGCTTCTACAGCAGGTAGAAGTGGTGGCTCTGGAGGTGGTGGTGGCGGAACTTCAGCAGTAGGAGGTTCAGGAACTTCTGGACAAGGTAATGCTGGTGGAACTGCATCAGGAAATTATGGTGGCGGTGGTGGCGGTGCATCTGCTGTTGGTGCAAATGCTAGCGGTGCTGGAGGTGCTGGTGGTAATGGTACTGCATCTAGTATTTCAGGAAGTTCAGTAACATACGCAGGTGGTGGTGGTGGTGGTGGATACCCAGCAGGCGGTGGCGCAGGCGGTTCAGGTGGTGGCGGTAAAGGAACAGATGGTTTATCAAACAATCAAGTAGCTGGTACTGCTAACACAGGTGGTGGTGGCGGTGGTGGTATTGATTCATCTGTTGGTGCTAATGGCGGCTCTGGTGTAGTTATCATCTCATACGCTGGCTCACAAGTATTCACAGGTGGAACTGTAACATCATCAGGTGGAAACACAATACATACATTTACTGCAAGTGGAAGTTTAGCTCCTGCTTATTCTGTTGACTATTTAGTAGTCGCAGGCGGTGGTGGTGGTAATCAAGGTTCAGGCGGTGGTCCAGGAGGAGGGGGTGGTGCTGGTGGACTATTAACTTCATCTACTTATTTAAATGTTGGAAATACTTACACTATTACTGTAGGCAGTGGTGGTGCAGGTTCTTCAGCAGGAAGTGCTGCGGCAGCAACAAGTGGTTCTAATTCAGTATTAAGTGGAACTGGAATTACAACACAAACTTCTGTAGGTGGTGGTGGTGCAGGAACAACTACAGGACAAAATGGTGGTTCAGGTGCTGGTGCTAATGCAAATTTTGGTGGGACAGGCGGAACAGGAACTTCAGGACAAGGTAATAATGGTGGAACAGGAAATCCAGCACCTAATTATGCTGCTGGCGGTGGTGGCGGTGCAAGTGCTGTAGGAGCAAACGCATCAACAATAAATGGTGGTAACGGTGGTGCAGGCTCTGCTTCATCTATAACTGGTTCTTCAGTAACATACGCTGGAGGTGGCGGTGGTGGTGCAACCACAGGAACTGCTGGAAGCGGGGGTTCAGGTGGTGGCGGTAATGGTGCAGCTGGAATATCTGGAGCTTTAACAGGTGGAAATGGAACTACTAACACAGGTGGTGGTGGCGGTGGTATTGGTGGTGCTGGCGGAGCAGGTTCAGGAACAGGTGGCTCTGGTGGTTCAGGCGTAGTAATATTATCAGTTCCTACTACCAAATATACAGGAACAACTACAGGTAGCCCAACTGTTACAACAAGTGGTGCAAACACTATAATTAAATTTACTGCTTCAGGAAGTTATACAGCTTAACAACAAAGGAAATAACATGGCACATTTTGCTAAATTAGAAAACAACATAGTCACACAAGTAATCGTAGTAAGTAACCAAGATATTCTTGATGAAAACGGACAAGAATCAGAACAAAAAGGAATAGACTTTTGCTCTAATCTTTTAGGTGGCACTTGGAAACAAACATCTTATAATGGCAACATTCGTAAGAATTATGCTGGTGTTGGTTACACTTATGATGAAGGTCGTGATGCTTTTATTGCACCTAAACCTTTTGCTTCATGGGTATTAGATGAAACAATAGCACAATGGAAAGCACCTGTTGATATGCCTACAGATGGTAAAAAATATACATGGAATGAAGCAACAACTTCTTGGGTTGAAGTAGCAGAATAATGTTTGGCATAAGCGCATTTGCTGAAACCTCGTTTAGCACGCTAGGTAAGATTGGTGGCATAGTATTAGCCTCTGCCCAAGTAGATGCAAACGCAATTGTTACTGCTAATGCTAATGCAATAAAACCATTTAGTGCTGCTATTACAGCAGACGCTACTGTTACAAGTGATGCAACAAGAATACGATTAAATACTGGTTCTATAAACGGAACTGCTAATGTAAGTGCTGTTTACTTACGCATAAGAGATGGTGTAGGCTCAATTACAGGTAATGCTACTGTAACTGCACTAGGTTCGTTTGAGATTACAGGTTCAGCATCTATAACTGCTAACGGTACAGTAGAACTTAATTATGTAGTTATCAGAACAGACTCTGCAAGCATTACAGGAAATGCAACTGTATCTTGTTTAGGAGGATATGTAGTAAGTGGTAATGGACAAATTACAGGAACTGCAAGTGTTTATTGTTTAGGTGGAACTGTATTATCAGGTTCTGCATTAGTAAATGCTACAGCAACTATTACAGCAAATGGTGTAATACAAGGTGAAGGATGGACTCCTATCACTCCAGGAAGTGAAACGTGGACAACAATTACAGCAGGAACAGAAACTTGGACTGATATTTCTCCAGGTACAGACATTTGGTTACGACAAGGATAAAAGATGGCAAAGACGAAAATTTCAGAATTTAGCACAACAGCAGCAGACAATACAGATATAACTAATATTAATATTGCTGAAGGTTGTTCACCAGCTAACTTAAACAACGCTGTTCGTAGCTTAATGGCATTACTAAAAGACCAACAAACAGGTTCTAGTGGTGACCCATTTACAGTCGCAGGCACATTAGTATCTTCAGGTCAAGTTGACATTACAGGTGCATTTAGACTGGATGGAACTGCAGGTGCAAGTGGTCAAGTATTATTATCAGCAGGTGGCAGTAATACACCTACATGGGGAAGTGGATTTCCTAGTGGTGGTATTATTATATGGTCAGGTTCTTCAGCATCTATTCCTAGTGGATGGTTATTATGTGATGGAAGTAGCTCTACACCTGACTTACGTAATAGATTTGTAGTAGGTGCTACATCTACTTATGCTGTAGGTGCAACAGGTGGTAGTGCAGATGCTATTGTTGTAAGCCATACTCATACTGCAACAGTAACTGACCCTGGTCATAATCATACTTATAATACTTCAGCATTTAATATTAACGCAGATAATTCAGGTGTTCGTGCAGGTGTTTCTACATCACTTTCAACATCTACTGCCACAACAGGGATTACCGTTGCTAACAGCACAACAGGTTCTAGTGGAACTAATGCTAACTTACCTCCTTACTATGCACTTTGCTACATTATGAAGGCTTAATATGCCAGTACAACGCATAGCTTTTAAAGACTGGTTACCAGACCAACCATCTATTTTAGATACAGTATCAGAAGCTAATAATGTTATTCCTTTGGCTGTAGGATATGGTCCATTTAAGTCAGCAGTAACATTTTCAGGTGCAGCTTCAGAAGACTTGAATAATTGCTTTGCTGCTAAACTAGACAATGACGTATTTATTTTTGCTGGCGGTGCTACTAAACTATTTAAAGTAGATAATGGTGATTTATCTCTAGTAGACGAGTCTAAAGCAGGTGGATATACAGGCACAAATAGATGGCAATTCTTACAGTTTGGTAGTCTTGCAATTGCATCTAATGGCTCTGAAAAGATACAGTCTTTTGACGTAAATAGCTCTACAGCATTTGCAGACGTAAGTTCAGACGCACCTATTGCTAAATACATTACAGCAGTTCGTGACTTTGTAGTAGCAGGTAATATTGGTGCAGGTACATCACCTAGTAAAGTGCAATGGTCAGGTATCAATGATGCAAGCACTTGGACTACTACAGCAACATCACAATCAGACTATCAAATTATTCCTGATGGTGGCGATATAACCGGCATTACAGGTGGTGAGTTTGGTATTGTATTCTTAGAAAAAGCCATTGTCAGAATGTCATATATTGGCACACCTCTCATATTCCAATTTGACACTATCTCTCGTAACGTAGGATGTATAGAAGGTAACTCTATAGCACAATATTCAGGTACAGCTTACTTCTTAT